CGGATTTTGATAGGATGACAGCTATGATCTGGCGAGCGGTGTGGGTGTGACGCCTGCATCGCTTCCGATCAGAAAGTTCGACGGGTCCTTCCTGTCCAAAATCCCATGCGGGGGGCGCGAGCGCGGCATTTCGCTAGCGTCCAATCCCGAAACGAGGTTACCAGGGTTACCAGTTACCACCCCGGTTACCACCTGAACCGAGTTACCACCCTTTGATGACCCGCCCCTCGTGGCGGGTTTTTGCATTCCAATGACCGAACAACTGCGCGTCGAGTATCGCAAGATCGAGACGCTGATCCCTTTCGCCCGCAATCCGCGCACGCATTCCGAGGCGCAGATTGCCAAGCTGGCCTCCAGCATCGTCGAGTTTGGTTGGACACAGCCAATCCTCGTCGACGGCGCCAACGGAATTATTGCCGGTCACGGTCGTCTGGCGGCGGCACGCAAGCTGGATCTGCTGGAAGTGCCAGTCATCGAACTCGGCCACCTCAACCCGGCGCAGAAGCGGGCTTACGTGATTGCTGACAATCGCCTGGCACTGGACGCCGGTTGGGACGAGGAACTGCTTTCGCTGGAACTGGCCGAGTTGTCCGAGGCGGGATACGACCTGTCCATGACCGGCTTCTCCAACGAGGAGATCGAGGAACTGCTGGTTGGTGCCGAACAGGCGCTACAGGACGAGCCCTCTGATGAGTCAGAGGACGATGCCGCCGACGATGTGCCGGAGGCGCCGGCCAACCCGGTCTCGCGTCCCGGCGATGTCTGGCAGATCGGCGCGCATCGCCTGATCTGTGGTGACGCCACCGATCCCAACGTCGTCCGAACGCTGATGGCCGGCGAGCAGGCCGCCTTGTGCTTCACCTCGCCACCCTATGGCAACCAGCGGGACTACACGAATACCATCATTGATTGGGATGCCCTGATGCTGGGTGTCTTCACCAACCTGCCCATGGCCCCGAACGGCCAGGTGCTGGTCAATCTCGGCCTCATTCACCGCGAGCAGGAGGTCATTCCCTACTGGGATGGCTGGCTCGACTGGATGCGCACCCAGGGGTGGCGGCGCTTCGCCTGGTATGTATGGGATCAGGGACCGGGATTGCCCGGCGACTGGAATGGCCGGCTGGCACCATCCTTCGAATTCGTCTTCCACTTCAACCGGATGGACTCTGAGGCACGGCGTCCGAACAAATTCGTGCCCTGCATCTACGCCGGGCGCGACACCCATCTGCGTGGCGACGGCACCAGTGCCGGCGGCATGCGCAACAAGGATGGCAGCAAGACCGCCTGGAACCATGTCGGCCAGGTGACGCAGGAGACCAAGATTCCGGATTCCGTCATTCGCATCATGCGGCACAAGGGCAAGATCGGTCAGGACATCGATCACCCGGCCGTGTTCCCGGTGGCGTTGCCCCAGTTCGTTCTGGAGTCTTACACCGATGCCGGCGACATCGTCTTCGAACCGTTCTGCGGCTCGGGCACGACCCTGCTGGCCGCCGAGCGCATCGGCAGAAAGGTACGCGCCACCGAGATCGCGCCGGAGTACGTAGATGTCGCGGTGAAGCGCTTCCAGCAGAACTTTCCGGAGGTATCAGTGACGCTGGCGGCGACGGGGCAAACCTTCACGGCGGTGGCCGGCGAGCGACTTGGAGGTCCGGCATGACCATCTCCTGGCTTGCCGACAAGATCGAGCAATGGCCCACGGCCAAGCTGGTGCCGTATGCCCGCAACTCACGCACCCACTCGGCTGCTCAGGTCGCCCAGATTGCGGCGTCGATCGCCGAGTTCGGTTTCACCAATCCGATCCTGGCCGGTGGCGATGGCGTCATCGTGGCAGGGCATGGCCGTCTGGCCGCTGCCCAGAAGCTCGGGCTGGCGATGGTGCCCGTCGTGGTGCTCGACCACCTGACGCCGACCCAGCGCCGAGCCCTGGTGATTGCGGACAACCGCATTGCCGAAAACGCCGGCTGGGACGAGGCGATGCTGCAGGTGGAACTGGCCGCGCTGCAGGACGATCAATTCGATCTGGCCCTGACCGGGTTCGACCCCGATGCCCTGGCTGATCTACTGGCGGGTGAGGAAACCACTACTGAGGGCGACACCGACGAGGATGCGGTTCCGGATGGATCCGGTACCGTAGTATCCCGGACGGGTGACGTCTGGATCTGTGGCGAGCACCGGGTGATTTGTGGTGATGCGACCGACCCGGATGCTTACGCGGCCCTGCTCGGCGACGAGATCGCCGACATGGTGTTCACGGATCCGCCGTACAACGTCAATTACGCCAACTCGGCCAAGGACAAGATGCGCGGCAAGAACCGCGCACTCCTCAACGACAATCTCGGCGAGGGTTTCTACGATTTCCTGCTGGCGGCACTGACTCCAGCCCTGGCGCACTGCCGAGGTGGCGTGTACGTGGCGATGTCATCCAGTGAGCTGGATACGCTGCAATCCGCCTTTCGGGCGGCTGGGGGCCACTGGTCCACGTTCATCATCTGGGCGAAAAACACCTTCACGCTGGGGCGCGCCGACTACCAGCGCCAGTACGAGCCCATCCTTTACGGCTGGCCGGAAGGTGGCGAGCGCCATTGGTGCGGCGACCGCGACCAGGGTGATGTCTGGCAGATCAAGAAGCCGCAGAAGAACGATCTGCACCCGACCATGAAGCCAGTGGAACTGGTGGAACGAGCGATCCGCAATTCGAGCCGGCCGGGCGATGTGGTGATGGATCCCTTTGGCGGGTCAGGCACGACAATGATTGCCGCTCACAAGTCAGGCCGCAAGGCGCGTCTGATCGAACTGGATCCGAAGTACGTCGATGTGATCGTGCGCCGCTGGCAGGACTATGCCGGGGCGCAGGCCATCCGGCAATCGGATGGCGTGGCGTTCGACGCGCTGTCAGTCGGCGGGAAACTCCGGCAGGAGGTCGCCGCTGGTGATGTCGGCCACGTAGCGGACGTTGCGGAACTCGCCGGGGTCGTCGGCGAGGTGGACACCGCCGACTGACTGGATTGCCACGCCGTACTTGCGGCTGAGCTTGGTCAGTTCGGCGATGAACTGGTCGTAGTTGGTTTGGAGTTGTGGGGTGGTGACGACGGCGGCCATGTCGATCTCCTTACGCCGCTTCGGCTTCGAAGGATTCATCGGTCACTTCGCAGTGAATCACGAACCCGGTGAGGTAAGGCAGGCCCTTGGGGATGCCGTACTGCTTGCTGGTCTGGCGGCCAATCGTCCAGCCCATCCAGCGGGTGACGGCGGCGTCGATGGCCTGCTGGATCGTCTGGCCTCGCAGCATCTCGTTGAGGACATCATCTGCAAAGTGGCGTCCGTGGCGGCTGTCGAGGAACAGCCTGACCGATTCGAGGGGCTGGCAGGTGGCATCCGAAATCGCGGTCATCGCGATCGGCCAGGCGGCTTCGGCGTTGTCGTTCATCGTGCCAAAAAAGCCCCAGGCATTCTGGGTGGCGGGGATTTGAGTGGTGTTGGTCATCTTGATCTCCTTCGGGTGTGTGGTGGCGACACCCGTATGAACGCGCTGTTTGATTGAGAAGCCAAGCTAATCTTCAAAGAATTTGCATCAATTTTCGGTGGCGAGTTCGTCGAGAAGTTTCATCGCGGCCTGGTCGCCGGACAGTGCAATGCGCAGGGTGCGCAACGCCTGTTCGATGCTGACCTCGGGCCGCCGATTGTCGAGCAGCCAGCGGATTGCGCTGGCCTGATCGTTGCTGGGCGTCGGCGACTCAATCGCCACCCCGACGTACCGACCGTAGCTGCCGCCGGAGGGATCGACATAGAGCGTGGTGCGGCCGGGGGCGCTGACCTCGACCACACTGCGTTTGCCATTGCGGTGTCCACCGTGTCCCGCCAGCCAGTCGCGATCATCCAGCAGGGTGTTGGCGAAGACGTCGTACTCGATTGCGGTCAGTTCCTTGCACAACTCGATCGTGATGGACTCGGGCGGTGCGCTGGGGTCGCTGTTGTGCAGCACTTCATCGATGCTGCAGGGTTTGCGGGTAAAGCGGGCGCGGGTGGCGATGGTCATGATGGTCTCCGTTCAATTGATTGTTGTGACATACGCATGAACGCGTTGTTCAATCGGAAAGCCAAGCTATTTCAGGAATCATTTTGGGGTGGCGTGGATATGCCGCCACCCTATCTAGAATTCAACCGACTCGGTAAATGCGATCGCTGCCCTCGGTCTTTTCCGAGGTGATGGTGAGCCCGAGTTTCTTTTTGAACGCCCCGGCGAAGGTGCCGCGCACCGTGTGCGCCTGCCAGCCGGTGGCCGCGCAGATCTGGTTGATGGTAGCTCCCTCCGGTCGCTGCAGCATCTGGATCACGGCGGCCTGCTTGCTGTTCTCGCGGGTGCGAGGCTTGCCCTCGACGCCGACCTTGAGCAGTTGCCTGGCCGCGTCCTGTTTTTCTTGCGCCCAGTTGGCCTCTGCGGCCGACACGGCGGCCTCGACCTCTGGGTCGGGGTGAAGGGTGGCCGGCATCGGCCGGGCGCGCCCCAGGGCGTCGTAGCCCTCGGCGGCGACGAACCAGTCGGTGCTGTCGCGGGTGATCAGGGCGCGGTTGAACAGGCCCTCCAGCACCTTGGTGCGGGCACCGCCCTTGATGTTGTCGGGGAACCATTCGATCTTGCCGTCGGTGTGTTCAATGGCGTAGGCGAGGATGGCGTGCTGGGCAGGGGTCAGTTGGATGGTGGCCATTTGATGCTCCTTCGTGGTGGTTGATGGTGATGGCATGAACGCGCTGTTCGAGAGTGAAGCCAAGCGCTCTTCGCTTCTTTTTTAGCCCTGCTTCGCGGCCTGCCGGCCTGCCTCGTAGGCGGCCATCAGGGCGCTCTTGACGCCCCATACGCTGACCTCGTGGAAGTCCATCCGGTCGCTGTTGCGGGTTTCCAGGGTTTCGATGAACAGGTGATCGAGCGCGATTTGCTGCATCTGCTGGTCGAGGGTTTGGGCGGCTTGCTTGGTCATGATCGTCTCCTTGGGTTGGCGTTGATGGCGATTGCATTCAGGCGCTGTTCGAACAGGAAGCCAAGCTCTTTATGCATGGCTTCGCAGATCTATTTGCGTCCTGCCTTGAGTGTCTGGATGCCCTCGTGGGCAAGCGTCAGGGCTGCGGTCTGAAACGCGATGTGCGCCACCCCGGGTGCGTCCTTGGCGTCATCGATCAACTCGTCGATCACCGACCTTGACTTGGCGCGCATCGCCGCGCAGGCGGCATCGAGTTCCTTGGTGCTCGCGGTGCGCACTTCCGGATAAAGGCGTACCAGCAGGGTCAGGGCGGTATCGGCCAGTTTCTTGCCAAGGGTGTCCAGTTTGTTGGCGTACATGTTTGTCTCCCGCAATGTGGTTGATGGTGATGGCATGAACGCGCTTCTGTGGAGGAAAGCCAAGCTCTGAATCGCGACGTTCGAGAACCTCTGCGATGGGCTTGATGTAGATCATGGGTCTGTCGATACGCGCTTACGCCCGGCATCGCGGCGTCTCTCACGTGGCGGTCAAGAAGGCGATTGATAGCGGGCGCATCACGCCCGAGGCCGATGGCACCCTCGACCCGCAACGGGCTGACGCCGAGTGGGCGAAGAACACCGAAGCGCCGCGTGCGGGCACTCGCGCCAGGCCCGTCCGGGCCGCCGTGCCGCAGGAGACCGCCGCCAGCGCGCCCGCAGGCGACACCCACAATGCCTTGCCCACCGGCGGCGCGTCCCTGCTACAGGCGCGCACGGTCAACGAGGTGGTGAAGGCGCAGACCAACAAGGTGCGCCTGGCGCAACTCAAAGGGGAACTGGTCGACCGGTCGCAGGCCGTCGCCCACGTCTTCAAGTTAGCGCGGGCCGAACGGGAGGCGTGGATCAACTGGCCGAATCGCATCACGCCGATCCTCGCGGCGGAACTGGGCATCGATGAGCACACCCTGTTCGTGGCGCTCGACGTCGCCGTGCGCGTGCATCTCGAGGAACTGGGCGAGTTTGTGCCGAAGGTGGACGGATGAAGGCGGATGATTACGAAGGGGCGCTTGAGATCGAACGTGCTTGGCGCGAAGGGTTGCGGCCCGATCCACGTCTGACCGTATCCGAATGGGCCGAGCGCTACCGGATGCTCTCGACCAAGGAATCAGCCGAACCCGGGCGCTGGCGCAATGCGCGCACGCCCTATCTGCGCGAGATCATGGACTGCCTGTCCCCGGCATCAAAGGTGGAGCGGGTGGTGCTCATGAAAGGCGCACAGGTGGGCGGCACGGAACTGGGCCTCAACTGGGTGGGCTATGCCATCCATCACGCACCCGGCCCGATGATGATCGTCTGGCCAACGACTGAGATGGCGCAGAGGAACTCCAAGCACCGCATCGATCCCCTCATCGAGGAGTCGCCGGTACTGAAGGACATCATCGCCCCGCCCAGGAGCCGGGACTCCGGCAACACGGTACTGATGAAGGAGTTTCGCGGCGGCGTGCTGGTGATGACCGGGGCCAACTCGGCAGTGGGTCTGCGCTCGATGCCGGTGCGCTATCTTTTCCTCGACGAGGTGGATGCCTATCCGCTGGACGTCGATGGCGAGGGCGACGCGATCCACCTGGCCGAAGCGCGCACCCGGACGTTTGCACGGCGCAAGATTCTGCTGGTGTCCACGCCCACCATCTCCGGGGCGAGCATCATCGAGCGGGAATACGAGGCGTCAGACCAGCGCCGCTACTTTGTGCCGTGCCCGCATTGCGGTCACCGCCAGTGGTTGAGGTTCGAACGGTTGCGCTGGGATCGTGGGCAGCCGGAAACCGCCGCCTATCTTTGCGAGGACTGCGAAACATCGATCGCCGAGCATCACAAACCCCGGATGCTGGAACTTGGGGAATGGATGGCGCAAGGAATAGGAACGAGCGCAGGGTTTCACCTGTCCAGCCTCTACAGTCCCTGGAGAAAATGGCGCGAGATTGCGGCGTCGTGGGAGAAGTCCGCCATGTCGGAGAGCCGCTCGGTGGCGACCATCAAGGCATTCAAGAACTCGGAACTGGGCGAGGCCTGGGTCGAGGAGGGCGAAGCCCCCGACTGGCAGCGCCTGTTGGAGCGCCGTGAGGATTACCGCATTGGCTCCGTGCCTGCGGGCGGCTTGCTGCTCGTGGGTGGGGCCGACGTGCAGAAGGATCGCATCGAGGTCTCCATCTGGGCCTTCGGGCGCGGCAAGGAATCGTGGCTCGTCGAGCATCGCGTGTTGATGGGCGACACCGCCCGCGACGAGGTGTGGCGGCAGCTTGGCGCAATGCTCGGCGAACAATGGGAGCACGAAACAGGCGCGCTGATGCCATTGGCGCGCTTCGCGCTGGACACCGGCTTTGCGACACAGGAAGCCTATGCCTTCGTGCGGCTGGCGCGTGATTTTCGCTTGATGGCGGTCAAGGGCTCGGCCAAGGGCTCGGCTCTGGTAGGCACGCCGACTGCCGTGGACGCCACGACGGGCGGCAAGAAACTGCGCCGGGGTATCAAGCTGTTTACCGTCGCGGTCGGCATCGCCAAGCTGGAGTTCTACAACAGCCTGAGGAAGGTGCCGGAGGTGGCCGAGGATGGGGTCACGATTCGTTACCCCACCGGCTTCGTCCATCTGCCCAAGGTGGATGCCGAGTACCTGCAGCAACTGTGCGCCGAGCAACTGGTCACCCGGCGCGATCGCAACGGCTACTCGGTGCGCGAGTGGCAGAAGATGCGCGAGCGTAACGAGGCGCTCGACTGCTACGTGTATGCCCGCTCGGCCGCATCGGCGGCAGGACTGGATCGTTTCGAGGAACGCCACTGGCAGGAACTGGAGCGACAACTCGGGATGGGACAGCCGCCAGATGAAATGCCACCGATTCAAACCTACCACCCAGACGAGGCCACCCACAGCGGTGGCTTCGGTGTTTCTGGCAGCCGCAACACAGGGCGGCGCGTGATCAAAAGCCGCTGGTTAACGCGATAGATCGGCCAATGAGGACCTGATGACCTACACCATCGATCAACTCGAGACACTCAAACGCGCGCTGGCCACGGGCGAGCGCCGTGTGAGCTTTGGCGACAAGACGATCGAGTACCGATCGATCGAGGAACTGCAAGCGGCGATTCGTACCGTGGAGGATGAAATGGCCCGTGCTTCAGGCGTGCCGACCACGCGCCAGATTCGCATCGACACCCGGAAGGCGACCTGATGAAATGGTTCTCCAGAATTCGGCGCGGCCTCTTTGGCAACCCGTCGCCGATCTATGATGGCGTCGGCGGTGGCCGGCGCGCACTCGCCTGGCAAGTCGGCAATCCCGGTGCAGTCGCTGCGCTGGCGTATACGCAGAACGAACTGCGCGCCAAGAGCCGCGATCTGGTACGGCGCAATGCCTGGGCAGCAGCGGGTGTCGAGGCCTTCGTGTCGAACGCGATTGGGACCGGCATCAAGCCGCAGAGCATGCTGGCCGATCAGGCGGTGCGCGAAGCCATCCACCGCCTGTGGTGGGATTGGTGCGAAGCAGCCGACGCCGCAGGGCTCACTGATTTCTACGGACTGCAGGCTCTGGCGTGTCGCGCCATGCTCGAAGGTGGGGAATGCCTCGTACGGCTGCGCTACCGCCGCCCGGAGGATGGTCTGCCGGTGGGACTGCAACTGCAATTGCTCGAACCCGAACACCTCCCAGCCACGCTGAACCAGGAATTGGCCTCGGGAAACGTGATCCGCGCGGGCATCGAGTTCGACAAACTCGGACGGCGCGTGGCCTACCACCTCTACCGTTCCCATCCTGGCGACGGTTCCTTGGCCCCGATGTCCGGTATCGGCGGCATTGACACGGTGCGGGTGTCGGCCAGCGAAATCATTCATCTGTTTCGCCCGCTGCGCCCCGGTCAGATTCGCGGCGAACCGTGGCTCGCCCGCGCGCTGGTCAAGCTCAACGAACTCGACCAATACGACGATGCCGAACTCGTGCGCAAGAAAACCGCCGCGATGTTCGCAGGCTTCATCACGCGCCTCTCGCCCGAGGACAACTTGATGGGCGAAGGCCTGCCGGATCCCAGCGGTGCAGCATTGGCTGGACTGGAGCCGGGCACGATGCAAATCCTGGAACCTGGCGAGGATGTGAAGTTCAGTCAGCCCGCCGACGTCGGCGCAAGCTACGCCGAATTTCTGCGCATGCAGTTTCGGGCAGTAGCCGCGGCGATGGGCATCACCTACGAGATGCTGACCGGGGATCTCACGCAGGTGAACTACTCGTCGATCCGGGCCGGGTTGCTGGAATTTCGGCGCCGGTGCGAAGCCATCCAGCATGGCGTGATCGTCCACCAGTTGTGCCGCCCGATCTGGCGTGCGTGGATGGAGCAAGCCGTGCTCGAAGGGGCGCTGACGCTGCCGGGTTTCAGCCGTCGCCGTCGTGAGTACCTGTCGGCCAAGTGGATTCCGCAGGGCTGGCAGTGGGTCGATCCGCAGAAAGAATTCAACGCGATGGTCACCGCGATTCGTGCTGGCCTGCTGTCGCGTTCGGAAGCGATCTCCGCTTTCGGTTACGACGCTGAGGACATCGATCGCGAGATCGCGGCTGACAACCAGCGTGCGGACGAACTCGGTCTGGTCTTCGACTCTGATCCGCGCCACGATCGACCGGTGCAGGTGGCAGGTTCTACCGAGTCGGACGAATCAACCCCTACGAACGTTTGAGGTCGCGATAGAAATTCTCATGCGGCCCCACGGCCTCGAGATAAACCAGGCGAATTTCATCATCCACGGTGTAGCCCAATAAATAGAGCTGATTCTGGCTTCGGAATTTGTAGACGAAGAGTTCGGCCAAGTCGCCTTTCTTACGCTCGCCCACTGTGGGATCAGCGGCCACGACTTCGGTTGCCTCGTCCACATCGGCGGCAATGTTGTCGTGCAGTTTCTTGTAGGCCCGCGCGAAACGACGGGTTTGCCGCAACTCGTAACTCATTGGCGTTTCGATCGCGGCACGAAAACAGTCGCCTCATCACGTGGCTCAGACATCGATGCCAACGACTCGGCGATGAAACTCACCGGCAGATCCGGATTGTCCATCGCGGCACGCCCGATCTTGGCCCAGTACTCGATCTGCCCGGCGATGGTGCGGTGCTCGCTCACGGCTTCGCTACGTGCCTGGTCGTAGAGCTTCTGATCGATGCGAATAGAGGTCGAAGTGCTCATTGCAGCCTCCGTGCTGACAAATGTTTTACCACTTTCAATTTACCACAAATGTGGTAAATCACCCAAGGAAGATCAACGATGCTGCTTTCCCATCTGGCGTCCCGCATCATCGGGACGCCACTCCTCATTGCACGTCCGAAACTCGACGTCATCCTGTCTGTGCTCGGAAACCGAATCGGTCTGCCCGAGATGGAGTTGGCACTCCCGATGCCAACGCCGAAAACAGCGCATGCGTCATCGCCGACGGGTATCGCCGTGATTCCAGTGGTTGGCACCCTGGTCAAACGGGTGATGGGTATCGATGCGGCCTCGGGTTTGATGTCTTACGACGAGATCGGTGCGCGTCTGGACACTGCGCTGGCTGATCCGAAAATCGCCGGCATCCTGCTTGATATGGATTCGCCCGGAGGGGAAGCCGGTGGCGTATTCGAACTGGCAGCGCGCATTCGCGCGGCCAGCCAGATCAAGCCGGTCTGGGCACACGCCAACGATGCGGCGTATTCCGCCGCCTATGCCATCGCTGCAGCAAGCGAACGCCTGACGCTGTCGCAGACCGCCGGTGTCGGCTCCATCGGCGTGATCGCGCTGCATGTCGATCAATCGGTCAAGGATGCCAAGGACGGGCTGAACTACACCGCCATCTTTGCCGGCGGCCACAAGAACGATTTTTCACCACATGAAGCGCTGACGCCGCAGGCCACCACGACGCTGCAGACGGAAGTCGACCGGCTCTACACGATCTTCACTGCGCAAGTGGCCGCAATGCGCAGCCTCGATCGGGATGCCGTGCGCGCTACGGAGGCGGGCGTGTTTTTCGGGGAACACGCCGTGGCCGCCGGACTGGCCGATGCGGTGATGCCGTTCGATCAGGTGCTCGCCGAGTTCGCCGACGCGCTGGCTGCCAAGCGGCGATTGGCTGCCCCGCAAGCGACGCGCAGTGCCGCCATTCACTCTGTCCATTCCAACTTGGAGAACGCCATGAACGACGACGAAAAGATCAACCACATCGAACCTGTCGGTGAACAGACTGATGCACCGAGTGACGCAGCACCGAGTGAGGATCCACCGCACACGGACGGCGCCCTGCAACCCGAAGCAACTACCCATGCACCACTCGCGCGGCCGGCAACCAACGGACGTATCGAAGCCCAGGCCATCGCCGAGTTGTGTTTGATCGCCGGCCAGTCACAGCGTACCGCCGAATTCCTGGCGTCCGGGGCCAGCGAAGCACAAGTCCGCCACGCCTTGCTCAAGGCACGGGCCGACCAGCCGGAGATCTCTTCCCGCATCACCGCCGATGCCGGCACCACCCGGCGTCCGGAAGACAGCCCGGTGGTCGCCGCCGTCAAGAAACTCACCACCAAGGAGTAAGCCATGCCCGCTCTCACGCAACCGAACAATCTCGGTGACCTGCTGAAATACGAAGCCCCCAACCTGTACTCGCGCGAGCAAGGCATCGTCGCCGCAACGCAAAACCTGCCTCTGGGAACGGTAGTTGGCCGAGAAACGGCGACCGCGAAACTCAAGGCTCTCGATCCGGCTGCGACCGACGGTACCGAAGCTGCCGCGGGCGTACTCGGCAACGACATCGATGCCACGCTGGCCGATCGACCCGACGCCATCCTGATCGCCCGTCACGCCATCGTTGCACGCAGCGCCGTGGTTTGGCCGACTGACATCACTGCACCACAACAGGCAGCGGCCATCGCTCAACTGGCGGCACTGGGCATTCTGGTGCGCGATAGCGCCTGATCGCCGTTCTGTAAATCTCATTCGCTTTCCCGCAAAACCCGCGTGCCCAGCGGGTTTCGTCATTTCTGGAGATCCCAAATGCAAAACCCCTTTGAAAACCCCGGCTTCTCGATGGTGAGCCTGACGGCAGCCATCAACCTCATTCCCAATCGTTACGGTCGCCTGGAGTCGTTGAATCTGTTTCCCGTCCGACCCGTGCGCACGCGGCAGATCATCGTCGAGGAATATGCCGGGCGTCTGAACCTGCTGCCGACCCGCGCGCCGGGTTCGCCCGGCACGGTCGGTGAACGGGGCAAGCGCAAGCTGCGTTCTTTCGTCATTCCGCACATCCCGCACGATGACGTGGTGTTGCCGGAGGAGGTCCAGGGGCTACGCGCGTTCGGCTCGGAAACCGAGATGGAAGCCATCGGTGGGGTGATGGCCCGGCATCTGGAGACGATGCGCAACAAGCATGCGATCACGCTGGAACACCTGCGCATGGGGGCACTCAAGGGAAAGATCCTGGATGCCGATGGCAGCGAAATCATTGATCTATTCGACGAGTTCGACCTCACGGCGCAATCGGTGTCCTTCAAGTTTTCGGTAAAGGACGACGAAGGCAATCTCAAGGACGCCTGCCTGGAACTGCTCAGTCTGATGGAGGATGGGCTCGATGGTGAGTTCTCCACCGGGACGCATGTGCTGTGCTCGCCGGAGTTTTTCCGGGCACTCGTCACGCACGCGGAGGTCAAGACGGCTTACCAGAACTGGCAGCAAGGCGTGGTGTTGATCAACGATATGCGCTCGGGCTTCAACTACAGCGGTATCACCTTCGAGGAATACCGGGGACAAGCCTCTTACGTCAAACCCGATGGCACCTTGGGCACGCGCCGTTTCATTGCGGAGGGCGAGGCGCACGCATTCC